AGAGAAGCTCCAACCGCTCCAAGGATCGCTGACCCGAAGGCTCCAGCTGCATACATTCCGCCAGCCCCAATTCCAGTTAAACCTAAGCCTGAGCCTCCTGCAAAGGCTGCTGGGCCTAAGGGCGTGAACGAAAGACCGATTAGCAGCGCTCCAGTGAGGATCATCCCTGCATTACCTCCAGCACCAGAAACAACTGGGATGAATGAGATGTCGTCGCAACCTGCTGGGTAATGCAGCTGTTCTTCCGCAATATCGAGTGCTCCGATCCTCACAACATATTCTTGCTCCATCATGTGACGCTCCAGTCCTTGAAAGTTGACAATCAAGAAGCGAACAGCTTCTGCTGCGCTTGAGACGCTTGCTTTTAAAACTTTCTTCCCGACAAACTTGGCAAGGGGGCCGTACAGCTTAATTTTGCGTAACATGGCGCAGCCTCCTACCCGTGCATTTTAGTAGCCAATCGCCATATAAGTCACGACTTGACAAGCGTTGCTCAAGATGATGCAGCACAAATTGATCGCCCAAGTAAACCCCGCAATGATTCAAGCCTTTGTTCATAATACTCATCAGCAAAAGATCCCCTTTCTCTAAGCCCTCACCGCCTGAAAGCTCTCTGAATCCTGTCTGCTTCCAGCAGCTATCAAAGCTCGGATTGTTCATAAAGTCCTGAGGGTTGGTTGGGCGGTTCCAATCCCTCAGGGAAATACCTTCTTGTCCGTACCAGTCGCGGGCCAAAGTCCAACAATCGCTTACGCCCCAAACCCATTGCCTGCCTATAAGAGGCTGCTTGTAGCCTGATGGTTCCGTTTTAGCCCATTGTTCCGTGTTGGGGTTGCAGATGTACCAAGTAATGCCGCTTTTTTCACAGCCGATTTTGTCTGCAGGACTTGGCTCTGGGGATAGATACGGGTGGCTGTGAAAGACAGCAGTAACTTCTCCCTTGTTTTCCGCTGCAGCCCAGTCCTCAGCCGCCAAAACAAATTGATCGTTAGGGTTGAAAGCAAGATTGCGGCAAGGAAAGTATTTTTCCCTGCCCTTAATGCATACCAGTAGCCCACAGCATTCGCGCGGGTTTTCTTTTTTGGCGTGCGCTAAGGCATCAATCTTCCAACTCATCCGATAAATGTCCCCACACCTGGGAAGTCTTTAGGGAGTACCTGTCTTTTTGGGAGCTTTACGCCAGCTAAATCCATAAGAGAAGCTAGCTCGAACTCTACAAAATCTCTTGTTTCAGTAGCCTTGCGGTCAATGTAATATATCTCATCCGGGAATCTGTGGTTTCCGCTATTTAGTATATTTGTAATCCCAGGTGTTACAAACGGGTTTCCAGTAAGGTCTGCAGCCATAAGCTTCTGCTCGTTCAAAGCATCAGATTGCTGTGTCTCTAAAAAACGCCCGTCCTCAGCGATAAGAAATTTTATATCAGTAGGGAAACTGTCTGCGTCTAAGAACCTAGCCAACGTGCGTATCCTTGTTACTTTTGCTCCAGTCAAGTCGTTCCCTGGAGTAACCGCATTTACTCCTGTTAGTACCGCAGTAATTGTACTAAACAGATTGCTGACAGTTAGCGTTGGTCTAGGCAAGCTGCTGGCTTGCGCACCGTTATACTCAAAACCATCCGCCTTTATAGGCATTCGATCATAAGCATTGCCCCCAAAAAATATTCTACGATTGTCATTACGACTTGAGCCATTGTGCCAGCGATATGTAACTATCGGGTCAGGCGTATCATTGGTGGTGTAGTGAAGTCCTTCTGTAAGCTCAAGTTCAAATAATTCAATAATTGCAAAACCGCTAGCACCTTGAAGATCGCTTACAATTGGGATGCTATTTGTCATTGATCATAGACCTCCTGAAATGTTGCTGTAATCGTTGCACGATTTAAGTATGGAATTTCTTTTGTCCATTCAGTGCATATATATCGACCCGGAGCGTCTTCTCCTGGGGCTTGCCAATTAAACGCCTCTCCTCTATCTGTGTCAATTCGCCTGTCAAAAAATGCTTCAATTGCGTCAGCGTCTGTTTCTGTTCTGTTCTCCCACCTCAATGACCAAACTTTTGCATTTTGATGCAAACCCATCACAAAATCATGCCGATATCCATCACCAAACTGAACAGTTCTTAGGCTGGGCCTGCTGGTTTTGCTAATTCCGTAACTAGGTGCAGCATCGGTAAATGCAGTGACACCAGTGTCAGCCTGAATACCTGCAGTGCTAAAAGTTGTTGTCATCGCGTGAGAAGTCCTCCAGGTCGTTTTTGTTTAATCAGCTCAGCTTGAACAGCAGCACCGATTGCTTTGCCAAGCATTGACGCAGATGGGCCACTGCCTTGCACGCTAGATCCTGACGCATCTACGTTCACCGTTACGTTAGCGCTGCCCATGGCGTTGTTTGGAACGATATTACCTTGCGCTCCAGGTACAAACAACTCAGGGCCACGCTCGCCAACCAAGTAAGACCGACCAGCCCCAACAGGGCCTCCGTTGGCACGCGGAATAAGACCGCTTACATCGGTGTTTGCTCCAATGCCCGAATACTGTTGAATTTGATTCAGGCTGTTGGGGTTTATGGCGTTACCTCCCCCACCGGGGAAGAAACTCATGAACAGCTGAACTGCTTGCATCTTGATTTGAGCTGCAATCATCTGTGCAGCCATATCCAAGAAATGATCCGCTGTGCGCTGGAACAGGTTGGCTAACGCTTCACGGGCACTCATGCTGCCCGTAACAATGCCCTTAAATGACTCACTAAATGCATCGCCCAAGGTGTTTGCTAACGCGATTGTTTGGTTTATCGGGTCTGTTAAAGCCTCCAACTGTTTTTTAAATTGATTTAATGGGCTGTTCTCTTCGGCTATTTGGCTCAACAGATCCTCTATTCGCACAAGATCTTCTTCGAGCAATCCTTCTCCTTGCAGCTCTTTCATTCTTTGTTGAATTCTAAGCCGTTCTTTTTCGACTTCATTTGTTGCTTGAGTTAGGGCTAGTTGAAATTGCAAATCTTCAACAATGTCTGCACCTTTATCTATTTGTTGTTGTTTTAATTCTTTTAAATCATGGTTTATTTTAAAAATAGCCTGATCTGTTTCTAAACCTATTTTTTGTTTTTCTAACTTTTGCTCTTCCAACGATGCGTCACTTGCATTTATTTTTGCAATTGCTGCTGCTTTTTTCTCTAGCTCTATTTCCGTTTTTAGAGCAGCTTCTTTGACAAAATCTTCTTCCTTGCTGGCCTCTAAAATTTGCCTGTTTAAAGTGTTTAGCCGTTTGGTTAAATCAACTTCTATTTCAAGCTGCGGAACTCGACTTTTTCTTTCCTTTTTGCCTTTTGGAGGAGTAAAGCGTCTCTCATCTTCAGGTGTTACAGAAATTTTTGCAGCCTCAGGCATTAAGCCTGCTTCTGTTGCGCGTTCCAAGGCTTTTAACGCTGCGGCTTCTGTAAGCACGCCAGCCTCTGTTTGTGTATTCTCCCCAAAGCCTGATCCTCTTACATTGTTTGAAACGGTCCCCCTAGCTTGCGCTTCAATAGCTTTAATTTGAGCTATTTGCTCAGCAGTTCCGGTTTCTAAAATTTTGTCTCTAACTGCAACAAAATCTTGCCGAGCCGTAGGCTTAAGACCTTCGTTTATCCCCCCAAGTATTTTATTTACAAGCTTTAAAAAGCCGTTTAGCGGGCCTGAAATTAACTTTTGTAGCTGAACCGTTAGCTGATTCCACAGCTTTGTCGTTTGATCTGTAGTAGCTCCTAAATCTTTTAGCGCTATAAGACCAGACGTTCCAATGACTTCTGTTAATTCGTCTGTTAAAAGTGCCGCTAGTTCTTGTACTTTTCCCTGCTCTTCGTATTCAGCAGCAAGGTCTTTAGTTGCTGCGCTGCTAAATAAAGATTTTTCACGTACAAAATCAAGTGCTCCCCCCGTCGACTGCAACGCTTGCCCAGTTTCAGCGGCACTTTTTGCGAACGCTTCTATCTGGCTTGCAACCGCAGAAGCAGCAATAGCGCCACCAAGCCCTGCCGCTCCACCGCCAATACCGCCCGCCAAAGCTTGGAGTGGGCCGCCACCAAACAACAGCGGAAAACCTCCTCCTGTAGCTATATCTCTGAAACGAGTTGACTTCCGCATTCTGCTAAAAAACCCAGGTCTTTGTTTTGGACCTATAGGGTCTTTATACATAGTTGTTGGCACGCCCTTCATGTTTGACGTGTCATTTAACCGTCGGTTTACTTCTTGAATGCGCGCAGCAAATTCCTTGTAAATATCGCTACCCCTGTCTACGTCTACAAGAACATCTTGCAGTACATCTTGATATGTTTGTAAAGCTTTTGTGGTGTTTGTAGGCTCAAATTTAAGCAGTTCATTTAGCGAAAGTTTTCCTGCAAAATTAGGAAATCCTTCGCCGCCTTGCTGCATAAGC